AAGGCGAAAACCATGGAGCAGCTTCAACAGCTTACCGACCCCAACACTCGTATCTCCCGCAATATCCGCTTCCGCGCAGCCCGTTTGGCGCGCTCAGGCGCGATACCGGGACTCGACGCAGACGACATAGAGCAGGAACTGCGTCTCGACCTGATCAGGCGCGCCGGCCGCTTTAATCCCGCGAAATCTTCTTTCGATACTTTCGCGGACCGGATCATCACAAACCGGATCGCCACGCTGGCCAGCAGCACGAAGGCCATGCGCGCGGAACGTGCGATGCAATCGATCCATGCGCCTGCCGGTGACGAAGATGGAGGGTTGGCCCTTTCGGACATTTTGCCGGAAGCGGCGGCGCTGGATCCCGTCGACGAGTTTTCGCTGACGCACGGGCCGGGCTTGAAAGGGGATGTGGGGAAACTGCTTGCCGCACTTTGCCCGACAACCCGGCTGGTCGCCATCGCGGTCAGCCAGCTCAGCATATCAGAGGCGGCGCGCGCGCTCGGGCTGCACCGAAGCACGGTTTACGAGCGTCTCGGCGTAATTCGCATGACGGCCATGGAACTGGGACTCGACGGGTATTTCGAAGCCGTCCCGACAGTTGCGGCCGCCCGCCGGTAAGTAACGGCAAGCACCCAATCAAATTCATGCCGGGCCTTCGGGGGAATGCAAAACCCTCACGGAAACACCCCGACCGCAAGCTCCAAGGCGGCGTCGGGCCCGGCAGTTGTCACTTCACGACGATCCTTGGGCAAGACGGAAAGGAGCATTGATATGTTCGCCAACCCCCTGAAAAAACTGCGCCAGTCCACCTGGCTGAGCGCCATCCCCGACACCGTCGCGGTGCCGGCGATCGGCGATCGTCCGGCGCGCACGGTCGCCATTGAACGCGCCACAATCGACGACATCGCCTTCGCGCTGCTGCCGTTGAACCGGGAGCGTTCTGCGCTCACCCAGTCGATTGTTGCGCTTGAAGAGATTGCGTCGATGGCCCGCAAGCAGGGCGCGGCAGGTACGGATATCGCTGTCTCGGCCGCAGCCCGTGAACTGGAGGCGCGCAAATGAGCGCGCCTTTCCAACCCGCCCCGCTGAAGATCATCACCGCCGACGAACGCCTAAAAGAGGCACGCGGCATCAAGGGCGTGCTCACCGGCATTTCCGGGATCGGCAAAACCAGCCAGCTTTGGACGCTGGATCCGGAACGGACCCTGTTTCTGAATCTCGAGGCAGGCGAGCTGGCCGTACAAGGCTGGCACGGAGACGAGGTTCGAATCCGGGACTGGGAGCGCGCGCGCGATCTCGCCTGCTGGATCGGCGGTCCCAATCCCGCAATGCGCGAGGATCAGCCCTATAGCCAGGGCGATTATGACCGTGTCCGCGCGGCTTTCGGTGATCCCGCCGTACTGGGCAAGTACGACACGGTGTTCGTCGACAGCATCTCGGTTGCCTCCCGCATCTGCATGCAGTGGTGCAAGGGTCAGCCACAGGCGCAGTCGGATCGCAGCGGCAAGCTCGATTTGCGCGGTGCATACGGGTTGCTCGGTCAGGAAATGATCGGCTGGCTCACGCACCTGCAGCACACGCCGCGCAAGAACATTTGGCTGGTCGGGCTGCTTGACCGAAAGATCGACGACTTCGGCAAACCGTATTTCGCGATGCAGATCGAAGGCTCGAAGACGGGCCTCGAACTGCCCGGCATTGTCGACGAGGTCATCACACTCGCCGAGATCCGCCCCCAGGAAGGCGAGCCTTACCGGGCCTTCGTCTGCACCACCATCAACGATTTCGGCTTTCCCGCGAAAGACCGCAGCGGCCGGCTCTCAATGATCGAGCAGGCCCATCTCGGACGTCTCATGGCGAAGATCCGTGATGGCGCGGGGACGACGGCCAATTCCGGCCTCGATTTCGATCTGCCGCAAGCGGCGGCCCAGCCGAATTCCACGACGAAAGGAGCTTAAACCCATGGCAGACAACATGGACTTCAACGGCGCCGACAGCCAGGACGCCGCATTCGACCTCATCCCCGCCAACACCTTGGTCAAAGTCGGCCTGACGATCCGCCCGGGCGGTGCCGGTCCGGAGGGTTGGCTCACTCGGAGCCGCACGAGCACAGCGCTTTATCTCAACACCGAGGCCGTCGTCCTCGATGGCCAGTATGCGCGCCGCCGGATCTACACCCGTATCGGTTTCAAGGGGAAAAGTGTCAACGAACGCGGTGAGGACACCTACGCCAACCGTGGTCGCGCCCTGATCCGTGGCATCCTGGAATCCGCGCGTGGCATCAAGGCCGGCGATCAATCGGAAGCTGCACGGGCCGCGCGTATGATCCGCAGCCTCGGAGACCTGAGCGGCATCGACTTCGTTGCCAAAATCGGGGTCGAAAAGGACCGTGACAATCCCGAGGACGCCGGGCGCAACGTGATCAAGGCCGCCATCGGCCCTGATCACGGACAATACCTGACCGTGATGGGCTCTGTGCCGGTGCCGCCAGTTGCTGCGTCTGCCCCGCCCGCCAACTCTGGTGCTGTTGCGGAACAGACCGGTGCGTCCGCGCCCGCGTCGGGAGCCGCACCTTTCTGGGCGCGCTGAGAGAGACTGCCATGATCCCTCGCGATTATCAAAGGGCGGCGGTTGACGCCGCCCATGACCGCACCTCAGAGCTCGGCAACACGATGTTGGTTTTGCCGACCGGCGCAGGAAAGACGGCCATCGCAGGCTTCTTTGTCGGCGAGGAAGCGGAGCGCCAGCGCGATACGAAGGTGCTCGTCCTCCAACACACAGATGAACTCATCGAGCAAAACCGCACTGCGATTTCCCGCATCTCGGGCCTGCCATCCTCCGTTGTCAAAGCAGAGCGCGATGACTGGGGCGGACAGCTTGTCTTCGGGAGCGTGCAAACCCTGGCGCGGGCCAACAGGCGCGACGGGATGCCAACTGTCTCGCATCTCATCATCGACGAGTGCCACCGCGCCGCCGCGACCAGCTATCAGTCCGTCATTGACCATGTTCGCGCCTTAAACCCGCAGGCAAAACTCCTTGGCCTGTCCGCAACCCCGGGACGCGGTGACGGGCGCAGCCTGCGCCGCACCTTCAGCAATGTCGGCTACCATCTGCGGATCGGCACGCTGATTGCCCGCGGACTTCTGGTGCCACCGCGCACCTTTACCATCGACCTTGGCGTCGATGATGAATTGGCAGGGCTTGCCAGTACGGCAGGTGACTATGACATGCGCCAAGCGGACAAGGTCTTGAACAGGTCTGTCCTGAACGAAGCCGTGGTTGAGCATTGGAAAGACAAAGCGTCTGACCGCCGTACGATCTTTTTCTGCGCCACCGTCGCACATGCCGAAGCCGTGGCCAACGCCTTCATGGCCGAGGGTATTTCCGCTGCCGTCATCTCTGGCGACATGGCGAGTTCTGAGCGTAGCGATCTCATCGCGCGCTTTGATCGCGGTGACATTCAGGTTCTCGCAAACTGTATGGTCCTGACAGAAGGGTTCGACAGCCAGCCCGTGGGCTGCATCGGGATCCTGCGCCCAATGTTGCACAAGGGGACTTTCATCCAGGCCGTTGGCCGCGGGCTGCGCCGTGTTGATCCGGAACGCTACCCCGGCATCATCAAGACCGACTGCATCGTGCTGGATTTCGCGGGCGCAGCCTTACGGCATGGATCTTTGGAACAGGACATCTCTCTGGATGACGATGAAGCCCCCGCAGGCGCACAACCCTGGAAAACCTGTCCCTCTTGCGAGGCAGAGCTGCCTCTGGGCGCTTCCGTCTGCGATTTCTGCGGCCATGAGTTCACGCGGGCGGCGGAGGAAGCTCAGCTCCTGACATCTTTCGAGATGACAGAAATTGCCCTGCTGGATCGGTCACCATTTTCCTGGGTCGATCTGCACGGTGATGGTCAGGCTCTCATGGCCAGTGGCTTTGAGGGATGGGCGGGTGTCTTCCACGACGGAACGCTCTGGCACGCACTCGGGCGGCCCAAACACCGCCACATCCGCACATTGGCTGTGGGGACCCGCATTCAAGCGCTCGCGGCAGCGGATGACTTCCTCCGGGAAACCGAGACCAGCAGTGCGGCCGCCAAGAGCAAGCGCTGGATCAATGATCCTGCCAGCCTGCGTCAGGTCGAGCTTCTTCGCAAAGCCGGGCTAACCGCCAGCGGGCTCGACTTCGGTCTCTCGAAATACGCCGCCAATTGCCATCTCAACTTCCGCTGGAACCAGGCCGCGATCAAGGCGGCGGTCATGCAAGACCTGCCTCGGAGTGCAGCATGAACCGTCCCAACCCGCTTCACCCCGACCTCATGACGGCGCATGAACGCCGCATCGAACTCTATGGCCTCTTGGCCATAGCCGTTGTGCGCCTCGCTGATTGCGATCGCGACGATCTATCCAAGAATACTGGAGACAGTTCGCTACACTTCCCGCGCAAACAGAGCGGTACTGCAACTCCAACTCAGAGGAGATCTGCATGACCACACAAGACCCCATCCTGGCACGCTTGGCTGCCTTGAAATCCATGTCTGTCAATGACCTGAAGGCCGAATGGCAGGCGCTGTTTAATGCGCCGGCCCCAAACAACAGTCGCACATTCTTGGAAAGCCGCCTCGCTTATCGGATCCAAGAGCTGACCTATGGTGGCCCCGATAAACAAACCCGTCGCCTCCTCGATCTGCTGGCCGACGAAGTTGAGGGCACGCTCACGCGCAAGGCCCAGATTGCTGACCCCCGGAACCCCGTGGTGGGCACCAAGCTCATCCGCGAATGGGATGGCACCGCCCACACCGTGACCGTGCTGAAAGAGGGCTTTGAATGGGGTGGCAAGCGTTACAAGTCGCTGTCCGCCGTCGCACGCGCCATCACCGGGACACGATGGAACGGCTATCGCTTCTTTGGGCTGCGAGAGTGGAAGCGGGGTGAAGCATGAAGGACGTGGCTGCAAGACCAAGCCGCCGCCTGCGCTGCGCCGTCTACACACGCAAATCCAGCGAAGAAGGTCTCGAGCAGGAATTCAACTCGCTGCATGCGCAGCGGGAAGCCTGTGAGGCCTATATCGCCAGCCAGCGCTCCGAAGGCTGGGCCTTGGTGTGTGACCAATACGATGATGGCGGCATTTCAGGTGGAACATTGGAGCGCCCCGGGCTGAAGCAGTTGCTGGCCGATATCGAGGACGGCCTCGTGGATGTGGTTGTCGTCTACAAAATCGACCGTCTGTCACGCTCTCTGATGGACTTTTCTAAGCTGGTAGAGGTCTTTGACTGCAATGGCGTCACCTTCGTCTCGGTGACGCAGTCTTTCAATACGACCACCTCAATGGGGCGCTTGACGCTGAACATCTTGCTGTCCTTTGCCCAGTTCGAACGCGAAGTGACGGCCGAGCGCATCCGTGACAAGGTGAAGGCCTCGCGCATGAAGGGCATGTGGATGGGAGGCTATGTGCCTCTCGGCT